TGCAAGGGGAACCTTTTCTGCCGTGTCGGTATCAAAACGGATGACGGGTGGGCATGGAAAGCTGACTGCGGAACCGAAAGCTACACCGAAAAGGAAAAGGGCGAAAGCTCCGACAGCTTTAAGCGCGCCTGCTTTAATTGGGGAATCGGTCGCGAACTCTACACCAAAATCAACATTGTTGTCCCGATGAGGACGCAAAAGAACGCCAACGGAAAATATGAGCCTGCAGATAGCAATGACAAGTGGGCTCGGTTCACGGTAGCGGAGATGGAAGTAAACGGCGAACAGATTACATATCTGACGGTCGCAGACAAAAACGGCAACATCGTATTTAGTTTTGGTCAACCGGGCGATGCCGGAGAGGACATCATGGAAATCTGCGCTGACTGCGGGAAACCGATCGTCCCAATCACCAAAAGAGACGGGTCTACATGGTATGTCCGGGAGATTGTCCCATACACCGAGAAAATGTTCGGGCGGCATTTGTGCGGTCCGTGTATGAAAGCCGCAAAGGAGGCCGAAAAGAGGAATGAAAACAAGGCTCCGGTTTGATTCTGCCGACTGGACAAGAGACCGGAACGGCTACGGCATCACCCTGTATACCAAAGATGCCGCAGCCGCCCAGGCTTTCCTTGATGAGATGAAGCCCGGCAAGATGTACGCCGCCGAACTAAAGGAGCACCACGAGCGCAGGAGCCTTTCGGCCAACTCGTACCTTTGGGCGCTCCTTGATGATCTGGCCTTTACCCTCTCCACCCAGGCGGCCCCTCTGACTAAGGAGGAACTGTACCGGAAGTACATTAAGGAGGTCGGCATCTGGAAGGATGTGCACAATATCGAGCCGGAAGCCGCCAAGACCGTCCGGACAGCGTGGGAAATGCTCGGTACTGGCTGGGTAACGGAACAGGTAGACTACGAGCCAGACGGTGACCATCTGGTGATCCGGCTGTACTACGGCAGCAGCACCTACAACACCAAACAGATGTCCCGGCTGCTGGATGCCGTCATCGCAGACTGCAAAGAGCAAGGGATAGATGTTGCCACTCCGGCAGAGCTGGCATTGCTAAAGGAGGAATGGGGCAAATGAAAAACGAATGGGGCGCAGAGCTTGACCGAAACGGATACGCTCCGAGCATCGTACAGGCCGACACATCTAAGTGCTTTTTGTGCCAGCGCTCCGGCGTAAAGCTCGACCGGCACGAAATCTTCGGAAACGCCATGCGGAGCAAAAGCAAGCGCATGGGCCTTTGGGTGTCCCTGTGCCACACGCCATGCCATCTGACCCACGCACACAGCTGTGCCGAGGTGATGGATTGGCTGCACCGGCTGGGCGAGCAAGCCTGTATCGAAAACTACGATTTCACGATCCCGATGTTCCGGGAGGAATTCTACACTAACTATTTGGAGGAAACAGATGAAGGTATTAGTAGCCTGTGAGGAAAGCCAGGAGGTTTGCAAGGCTTTCCGGGCAAAGGGGCACGAAGCGTACTCCTGCGATATACAGGAGCCGTCTGGCGGGCACCTCGAATGGCACATACTGGGGGACGCTTTAGCGGTTCTTACCGGCGGTACCATTACCACCATGGATGGCACCCGGCACGAGATCGGCAAGTGGGATTTGCTGATAGCGCATCCTCCCTGCACCTATCTTACCGTCTCTGGAAACCGCTGGTTTAATGTGGAGCGGTACGGAGACGCGGCCCTCAACAGATTGGCCAATCGCCATGAGGCAGTAAATTTCTTCATGGAGTTTGCTCTTTCGGATATCCCAAAGATAGCCATAGAGAACCCGGTTGGCCATATGTCAACAGTATGGCGGAAACCGGATCAGATCATACAGCCGTATGAGTATGGGCATCATGCCAGAAAAACAACCTGTCTATGGCTGAAGGGGCTTCCCAAGCTACAGCCAACCAATGTGGTAGACCCAGGCGAAATTGACCGGAATGGCTTTTCTGCAGGAGCGTCCGCAACTTATGCTGTGGATGAAAACGGGAAGATCATCCCGTGGAACGACCCAAGAACTGCAAAAGCAAGAAGTAAGACTTTCCCCGGAATCGCTGCCGCTATGGCAGACCAATGGGGATAACAGGAGGTTACATATGTTAAATAAAGCAATCCTTAATGGGCGGCTGACCAAGGCCCCCGAGTTGAAACAGACCAACAGCGGCAAGAGCGTATGCGGCTTTACCATCGCCGTAGACCGCAACCGCGACCGGGAAAAGACCGATTTCATCAACATTGTGGCCTGGGGCAAGACCGCAGAGTTTATCAATCAGTGGTTTGGAAAAGGCGATCTCATCACCATTGTGGGCCGCATCGAAGTCCGCGGCTATGAGGACAAGAACGGAAATAAGCGCACCGCCACCGAGGTTATCGCAGAGGAAGCCCTTTTTGGTGGTAGCAAATCTACTGGCAAGGCCGAGGAAAAGCCCGCAGAGGACGCACAGGGCGGTTTTGAAGAAGTCGAGGGCGACCCTAACGACCTTCCTTTCTGACGGGAGGTGAGGAGGAATGCCGAATAGATTGATAAAGGATAGCTTCCGCACAAGCGACAAGATAGCATCCTTAACGGATTTCGAGTTTCGGCTTTGGGTAAGTCTTATTGTTTCGGTAGACGATGCAGGGCGCGGAGATGCCCGCCCTGCAATCATCAAGGGCAACGCATTTCCCCTACGGGAACGGGTTACTGCAAAAGATATCAACGATGCGCTCCACGGTTTGGCGGCCAAAGGCTGCGTTTCCCTCTACGAGGTGGACGGGAAGCCCTACTTTTGGTTCCCGACTTGGGCCGAACATCAACGGATACGAGAATGCAAACCCAAATATCCCGATCCGCCCGAAAACAGCGGTTTTGTGCCGTCTGCGGAAATCTGCGGCGAGTTGCCGCAAGTTGCGGCGGATTGCGGCGAGCTGCGGCCTGAATCCAATCCGAATCCGAATCCGAATCCTAATCCGAATCCAAGTACCCCCCATTCCCCCCAAGGGGGCCGGTTTGCCGAATTTTGGGCGCAATATCCCAAGAAAGTCGGCAAAGGCGCAGCGGAAAAGGCTTTTGAGCGCATCAAGCCGGATAAGCAGACCTTTGACCGCATGATGGATGCCATATCTGCACAGAAGCGAAGCCGCCAATGGACGGAGAACAACGGCCAGTACATCCCAAACCCTGCGACATGGCTGAACCAGCGCAGGTGGGAGGACGAGCTTCCGCAGGGGGACACCGACAATGTCTTTTTGCAGATGCTGCAGGAGGAGGGACAACATGAACCGTACTGAAACACTGGCTGTTATGTCCATCCTCAAGGCTGCCTACCCGGCGTACTACCGAGACATGAAGCGGCAGGATGCCGAAGCGGTGGTAAACCTGTGGGCGGAGATGCTGGCAGACTACCCGGCTGACCTGGTAGCTGCGGCGGTTAAGTCCCACATTGCCAGTGACCGCAAGGGCTTCCCTCCGCACATCGGGGCTATTATCGCCGCCATTGGCGAGATCAGCAGACCGGCGGAACTCTCCGAGGGGGAAGCATGGGCGCTGATTGCAAAGGCCCTGCGGAACAGCGGCTACAACAGCGAGAAAGAGTTTGCGGCCCTGCCGGAGACCCTGCAACGGCTGGTAGGCCATCCCTCCCAGCTGCGGGAGTGGGCTTCGATGGACACCGGGACGGTACAAAGCGTGGTGCAGTCCAACTTTATGCGGAGCTACCGGGCAAGGGTGGAAAGCGAGCGCAAAATGCAAGCGCTGCCTGCGGATATCCGGGCAAAGCTGGCCGGAATGGCCGAGGTAAAGCAGCTGCCCAGCTATGATCTGGCGCTGGCCGAGCGGATGATGGAGGAAAATTCATGAGCGACAAAGTAAATATCGCCGTAAAACGGCTGCAAGAAGCGGCAGCCATGTCGCAGGCGCTGTATGAGCAGCCGCTTGTGATAACCTACAGCGGTGGAAAGGACAGCGACACCATTCTGAAGTTGGCACAGATTGCAAAAATCCAGTTTGAGGTGCTCCACAGCCACACGACAGCAGACGCTCCCGAAACCGTGTACCATGTCCGGAACAAGTTCAGGGAGCTTGAACTTGTCGGCATCAAATGTGACATTGACTACCATGTGCAAGCTGATGGGACGAGGGTTACTATGTGGAACCTCATACCGAGGAAACTGATTCCCCCAACCAGGCTGATGCGCTACTGCTGTTCAGAGCTGAAGGAGGGCGGCGGAAAAGACCGTTTTATCGCCACAGGTGTTCGGTGGGCAGAAAGTGCCGCGCGGAAGATAAGGGGGAGTTTGGAGGTCATAACGCCACGCAAGGACAGGAGCCTTTCCCTATCCTGCGACAATGACGAGGATCGGCGGTTATTTGAAAGCTGCCAAATGAAAGGGAAACGGGTGGTAAATCCAATTATCGACTGGACAACCGAAGATGTTTTTGATTTCTGCAAAGCGGAAAAGGTGAATCTTTGCCCGCTTTATTCGGAGGGTTGGCATAGAGTCGGATGTGTTGGGTGCTCTATGGCCGGAAAGAAAAGATACATTGAGTTTGCGAGGTACCCGACATACAAAAAAGCCTACATAGCAGCATTCGACAGAATGATCGAGGAACGGAAGCGGCGGGACATGATGAAAGGCTTTACCAGAATGGGCGATACAGGCGTTGATGTTTTCCACTGGTGGATGGAGGACGGCATACTTCCAGGGCAAACCGTCCTGCCGGGATTTGAGGAGGACGCATGAGAATTACCATTCCAGAAATCCCGCCATCGCTGAACAAGTACGCTGGTCGGGCAAATACCTGGGACTACCGAGCGGAAAAGCAGCGCTGGCTGCAGCTGTTTGTTGTATACTGCCCCAAGTGCAAACCAATGGGCAAGGCGGTGGTGACCATCACCTACTACTTTCCAACCAGGCACAGGCACGACCCCGACAACTACAACGGCAAGATGCTGATGGACGGGCTGGTACACCGGGGAGTAATCACCGATGATAGCTTTGACCATGTCGAGTTAAGGCTGCGTGGGGCATATGACCCAAAAAACCCAAGAACAGAAATTGACATAGAGGAGGTAACACAATGGGTAAACACGGAACGGAAATAGAGCGGGAGAATCCGGTTTTTGAGGGACAAAGTGCCGAGGAATTTATCAAGCGCTGGAACGCTGCCACCAAAGCCATGAAAATGCGCGCAGAGATGGCCGAGCAGGAAAAGGTGGTGAGTTATGATGTCATACGATAAAGCGTCTCCTAACGCCAAAATCGGCTGTTCTAATTCAAACGACCCGGAGCTCCTGGAGCAGCTGGTGCGGGAGGGCAAGACCAACAGGGAGATTGCCTTAATTCTCGATCTTGATTACGGCTCTGTGGCATCGATCTTGTATCGCTATGGAATCAAGAGAGACCCAAACCGGCCCTGCAAGAGGTGCGGAGGGCCGATAGGCAGCACCAACACCCGGCAGCTGTATTGCAAGGAGTGCCAAAAGGCCATGGACAGCATCCGGGCCCGCAAAAGTAGTATGAAAAAAGCCGAGCCAAAGAAATGCGAATACTGCGGGAAGGAATATTTCGGCCAGCCGGGACAAAAGTACTGCTCAAAGCAATGCTACAAGGATGCGGCGGCATCCGGTAAGTATAAGCGCCCCAAGAATTGGATAAAGCGTCGGGATGGGAAAATCGACATCGAGATAAGGGTTTGCGGGAAAACCACGGAGCGCCGGGAGAGCGTGGACTACTACGAGGCCCGGGAGATTTGGCACCGGGGCTGGATTGGCCAAGGTTATGCCGCCCTGGTAACGGTAGACGGCCACAGGTTGGAAACCCTGCCGCAAATCAAGACTTTCTTTGGATTTAGGAGGGATTCGCTATGAGGAATTGGACGGCAGCGGTGGTCACAATAATCCTTGCTGCTTTCTGCATAATGGTTCTATCTGCCATTTCGGCCGAAAGGTGGAAGCAGGTAGACCAGGTGGCCCCGGCGGAGATCACCGCAGAGGAACAGGAGCGCCGGGAGCAGGCAGCCTATTACAAGGGCTGGCAGGACGGCAAGCAATACTATCTTGATGAATTTGGAGGGATAAATTGATGGAACCTGTAATTAACCCGTGGTTGTTTTATTTTATTGGGGTGGCCGATGCGATTAGGATCTTCTTTGCAGTCGTTGGTGCTTCTTGCATTGCTGTGGTTTGGCTTGGTGTTTCATATGCGGTGGCGGAGCCAAAGACGGAAATAAACAAAAAACTTTTAATAGTCGTATTGATTACGCTTGTTGTGTCCATTTTGGGGTTCATACTTGTTCCGTCTTCTGACACGCTGATAAAGATGACGATAGCAAAGAATGTGACCTACGATGCAGTAGACGCTGCAAAAGATGTGGTAACCCAAGTTTACAACGACATTTTGGCACTGTTCCAAAAATAAAAGGAGGGATAACATGGACGCACTGAAATTTATCAAGGAAGCAAAGAGAATGTGCCAAAGCTATGAGGAGTGTGAAGCCTGCCCGGCTAATGCCGATGGATTTGATGATTGCCGCATTGACTCTATGCATGATATTGACGCAGAGAACGCTGTGAACATCGTGGAAAAGTGGGCGAAGGAACATCCAATAAAAACACGAAGAAGTGAATTCTTAAAACATTATCCCAATGCTTACGTAGACTGCCACGGCATGACTGATATTTGCCCAAAGGTGGTTAATAAAGATTATACTCCGATAAATGGATGTAGTAAAACACCTTGTGATGAATGCCGTTACGAATATTGGATGCAGGAGGTAGAGTGATGGAAAATTTGTTGCAAAACATCGCCAGCGGGCTGTGGATCGTGTTGGGCGTGTGCTTTTTCTTTGGGCTAAGGAAGTGGAGTAAGCGGTTTAGTGAGTTGTATGATGAACTGAAAGAGGAGATAAGTATACCAGTGGTGCAAGGCCGGTGGATTTCTTTTCATAGTGAGGCTGCTGGTGATATTCAGTATTGTTCCATCTGCGGAATAGGATTTGATGCTAAGACGGATTATTGTCCGCACTGTGGCGCAAAAATGGGCATTAAGGACGGAGGTGACAACGATGCGGTTGATTGACGCAGAATCCGCCATGAGTACGCCCGTCTTGCCAAAAGAGTACCGGAATTACCAGTCGGATAATCTTGATGACGCATACGAGCGAGGATGGGAGGATGCTCTTGAGAATCTTAAAAACGCTCCTACCGTTGATGCTGCCCCGGTAGTGCGGTGCAAGGGCTGCAAATATCTTGTAAATGCAACGGTTAATTCCAACGGCTTCTTGATTTGTCATGTTAATGATATGGAGATTGCGCCGGAGGATTTCTGCAGCTACGGCGAGAGAAAAGAAGGTGCTGACAATGGCTGAATACATTGAGCGGAGTTACATCCGCAAAATGGCAATGTTTGAAATGGCATATACGATGGAAACAGAGACTGATGCTGCGATTGTTCTCCGTATGATTGATGACGCCCCCGCCGCTGATGTGGCGCCGGTGGTGCATGGGTGGTGGGAAAGCGTGGATTCCTCTTATTGGCGATGGACATCCTCCAACGCTGTATCGGTTTCACACACAACCTACCGCTGTGGTCGCTGTGGTTGGGGGACGGTAGTAAAAACAAACTACTGCCCCAACTGCGGCGCAAAGATGGACGAAAAGGAGGCTGTCTATGATTAAGCCATACATAAAAAATGAAACTGCAGTGGATATTATCTGTAGTATCTGCGACAGAATGTATCCGGGAATGGACTGTGAGCCTGCCGACTGTGAGTGGATGAAGATGCTGACGGAGGAATCTGTTGATGCTGCGCCGGTGGTCAGATGCAAAGACTGCAAGTACAGAGATGGCACACCGGGGCAGCCGAATATACTTTGTGCGCAGATGCACGAGGACGATTTCTGCAGCTATGGAGAATGCAGGGAGGGCAAAGATGGATAATGTAAACGATATCCTCCGGCGGGACTGGAGCAAGGAATTTATAAACCTCATGCAGAACAGGATTATCGTATCTCACTACAAATACGGCTGGATGAGCCAAACTTACCCGGAACTGGCCAAGGCGATAGACAGCGCAGAGGAACGGCTGCGGCTGTACCGGGAAACAGGCAATACAGAATGGTTGGTTGACCTTGCCAATTTTGCCATGATCGAGTTTATGCACCCCAGCCACCCGCAGGCACATTTCCGGGCAACAGGCAGCGATGAAAGCCCCGGCCTTAAAAACGGGATAAGCTATAAAGAGCTGATGGAGGAGGGAGAAACATGATTGACTACAAGCGCATCTGCATTGACGAGCTGAAGTGCCATAGCTATAAGCTCCGGTCGTTGGAAAGCCTGCCGGAAGAAATCCGCCGCTACAATGAGCAGATGGACGGCATCCGGTCCGCTACCAGCGATGCTACACCAGTAAAGGGCGGTGGCTGCGGCCGGGAGGACTATCTGATTAACGCGATCTCCCGCCGGGATGCACTGTCAGCCAATCTTGCAGTGGTCAAGTGGCAGACCTCCCAGGTGGAAAAAGGGTTGGCCTGTCTGACGGACAAGCAGCGGCGCATCCTGGAGCTGTTCTACATCCGCAGGGAATACGGCTACATCCAGCGGCTTTGCCAGGAGTTCAACGAAAGCGAACGGGAGGTATACCGAGACAAGGATGAAGCGCTGATGAGATATGCACTTTGCCGGTATGGCTTGACCGAACTGTAAAGATGGCAGAAACATGGCAGAAATAGGGCCCGTAAACCGTGTATACTGATATTGTGGTAAAACACAAACTTCCCTTGACATTCCTCCTGGTGGGGAGCCGGGCCCCTAATCCCGGCGATCTGCTCCCGTAGCTCAATGGTAGAGCAGCTGCCTTGTAAGCAGCGGGTTATAGGTTCAAGCCCTATCGGGTGCTCCACCTTCATGTTTTACCTCCTTTTTACGGGGTTGCCGATGCCCCGTTATCCCATCGGCCGAAGATACATGACCTTCGTAAAAAAGGTGCCGCGCTGGCAGACCGCAAGTTCGCAATAGTCTGCCTTACCAAAAAGCAGTCAGAGAGTACCGAAAGGCGCTCTCTTTCTTTATCGCAAGCGCCGTAAAGCCCCTTGCTTTAGCTATGGGGAGAATGTCAAGCCATAAAGGAGGCGACACCTCTGGAATTAATAGTCCGAAAGGTCCCGCAGAGTGACACCATCAAGGTATATCCCGTATCTGATGTGCACCTTGGGAGCATTTTGCACGATAAAGAGGGCTGGCAAGCTTTCTGCCGCCGGGTAGAGCAGGAGGACGCTTATCTTATCCTCGGCGGCGATCTCATCAACAATAATACCCGCCATGCGGCAGGCAGCCCCTTTGAGGACTATATCCGCCCGCGGGAGCAGAAAAAGCTGATGGTGGAAATGCTGACACCCATTAAGGATAAAATCCTCTGCGCTGTTGCCGGCAACCATGAAGCCAGAACCGCCAAGGATACCGACCAGGACATTATGGGCGATATCATGTGCAAGCTGGACTTGGAGGACTACTACGCCGAGGATATAGCGTTCCTCAAACTGGAGATCGGCAGACGCATCACAAGGGACGCTCCCATTACCAGCTATACGATGGCTATTACCCACGGCTCCGGCGGAGGCATCTACACCGGCGCTACCGTTAACCGCAATGAGCGCTTTGGCTACACCATAGAGGGCATTGACGCATTGATAGTCGGCCACACCCACAAGGGCACCATCAGCAAGCCCAAGAAGATAGTCGTAGACAGCAACAATAATGTGATCCGCACAAAGCAGCTGGTAGTGGTCAGCTGTACCGCATGGCAACATTACGGAGGGTATGCAGCCAGAAAGATGCTATTGCCCAGTAGCGAGAGCGACCATGAGCAGCCGCAGACATTACTACTATGTGGCTGCAAGAAGGGCACAAAGCGGATCACTACTGTTTGGTAACAATAATTGGTAGCCCGGCATAGTAGACACCGGGAGGGTAAGGGCGGGTAATGAATATTGTATTTGATTACAATTCTCCCAAGTGGAGAAGGAAGCGCCAGCAGATATTAAGGCGTGACGGATATATGTGCCAGCACTGCAAGCGGTACGGAAAGGCGGTACAGGCTACAACGGTGCATCATATCAAACACGCAGATGAGTACCCGGAGCTGGCTTACGAAGATAAAAATTTAGTAAGTCTGTGTGAGGGCTGCCATAACAAGCAGCACCCGGAAAAAGCAACAGCAGCAAGGGGCCGTTACTGATACCCCCCCTATCCGTTGCGCCTTCCGCCTGTCTATGGGGACCGGCGGGGGGAACTTTTTCCAACTCTACGGTATATTTTTGAGAAAGGGGAAGCCATGACAAAGGAAAAATGGGTTGAAACTATCGGAAAACAGATGGAAAAACTCGGTACGGCCGACCCATCTTATCAATCTGCGGTAGAAACGCTTGCAGAGATACTGGAACAGCGGGATAAGACCAAGGCCGAGTTCAAAAAGTCCGGCGGTAAGTCCGTCATCGAATATACCAACAAAGGGAACGCCACAAACATGGTAAAAAACCCTCTGTTGATTCTTTGGGACGACCTCAACAAGAGCGCACTGGCATACTGGCGCGAATTGGGGCTTACTCCATCGAGTTTCCGCAAAATGACCGGCGGAGTGAAGGAAAAGGAGGAAAAGGGCGGCCTTGCCGCTGCTCTTGCCAGCCTTGAGACAGATTAAGGGTAAGAACTGGCCCGTAGTCCTTGAGTATGCCGAAAGCATCAGAGACGGGAGAAAGGTCGCTTGCAAGGAATTGCGGCAGGCTGTTGACCGTTTCTTTGCTGACCTCGATAATGACGAGTACGATTTCGCGCCGAAAGGGCCGGAGTTCTGTATTCAAATCATCGAAAAGACCCTCTGCCACCAGCAGGGGGAAAAGCTGGACGGTACACCGCTCCGGGGAAAGCCGTTCCTGTTGGAGCCGTTTCACAAATTCATCATATACAATCTTCTTGGGTTTAAGTTGAAAGGCACCGATGTGGTGCGGTTTCATGAAGCCCTTATTTTTATCCCTCGAAAGAACATCAAAACCAGTTTTGCCGCTTCCCTCGCATGGGCGCTGTCCCTGTGGTACCGGCGCAGCGGCTCCAAAACCTACATATCGGCCGCGGCTCTGATGCAGTCCCTTGAAAGCTTTAATTTTCTGGATTATAACATCCGGCTTATGGGCGAGGACGAGAAGCATGGCGGCGGTGTAAAGATCATTGACAACAACAACGAGCACTCAATGGAGGCAGAGCTTCCAGACGGCTCGTTTTTTATCCGCGCTCTGGCTGCAAACCCGGATGCGCAGGATTCTCTTAACTGCAATATTGCGATCTGCGATGAAATCCACGCTTTTACCAAGCCTAAGCAGTACAACCTTTTTAAGGAAGCCATGAAAGCCTACACCAACAAGCTGCTGATAGGTATTTCCACGGCTGGCGATAACGAACAGGGCTTCCTTGGGCAGCGGCTGCAATACTGCCGAAAAGTGCTGGATGGCACCATCAAGGACGAACAATATTTTATCTTTATGTGCTGCGCCAATCCGGATGAGGAGGGAAATATCGACTATACCAATCCCCTGGTACATGAGATGGCCAATCCGGCCTATGGCGTTTCCATCCGGCCGGAGGAAATTCTAAACGATAGCTTGCAGGCGCAGAATGACCCGCAGCAGCGGAAAGATTTCTTCGCAAAGTCTCTCAATGTCTATACCGGGGCTATCAAGTCCTATTTCAACCTTGATGAATTCCGGCGAAGCGATGAAAAATACAACTGGACGCTGGACGAGCTTTCCAAGCTCCCAATAGACTGGTACGGTGGTGCAGACCTCTCAAAAATGCACGACCTAACGGCGGCTGCGCTTTTTGGGAATTACAAAGGCGTGGATATCATCATCAGTCACGCTTGGTTCCCTGTGGTGCAGGCTCATGTTAAGGCCGACGAGGATGGTATACCGCTTTTCGGCTGGGCCGATGATGGACTTTTGACCATGTGCAACAGTCCAACCGTAAACCACGCCGATGTTGTCAACTGGTTTGTTACAATGCGGAAGCGCGGTTTCCGAATACGACAGGTGGGGCATGACCGTAAATTCTGCCGAGAGTATTTCATTGGCATGAAATCGGCTGGGTTTAACATTATCGACCAACCGCAGTATTTTTACAGGAAATCAGAAGGTTTCCGGCATATCGAACAGAGCGCCAAAAATGGCACGCTCTACTATATGCATTCCGAGGCCTACGAGTATTGCGTTGGAAATGTTTCGGCCATCGAAAAGACCGACGACATGATCCAGTACGACAAGGTAAGACCGACAAACCGAATTGATGTGTTCGATGCCTCCGTATTCGCCACGGTGCGGTACTTGGAGGCTTTGGATAAATCTAAAGCAGGAAAGAAATGGTGGGGTGATAAATGAGCATAGCAAATTTTTTTGAGCGCTTCCGCTCTCGGGATAAGCCCCAAACGCGGAGCGCTGTATGCCTGTGTGATGGAACCGGCTGGAAAGACCTAACCTGTTCCGGCTATACAGACCTTGCGCACAACCCGGAAATCTGTGCCGCTGTTGATAGGATTGCGTCTTTAATTGGAAGTATGACAATCTATCTGATGCAAAACACCGATAGTGGAGATATCCGGGTTAAAAATGGGCTGTCTCGTGTGGTTGATATCGAGCCGAACAGCTACATGGGACGGTCAAACTTTATCCAGTGGATTATCAAAACAATGCTGCTGGATGGCCGGGGGAACGCTGTGGTGCTCCCAAAGACCCGGAAGGGCCTGCTTCGGCGGCTTGACCCGATTCCGGCGGCGTTTGTGGCATTTGTACCGAATGGGGAACGGTATTATAGCATCGAAATATCTGGGAAAACCTATGACCCGAATGATGTACTGCACTTTGCCATCAATCCGAGCAATTACTACCCATGGCAAGGTACTGGGTACAACATTGCGCTGGCGGATGTGGCAAATAACCTCAAGCAGGCGGCGACAACAGAAAAGGGCTTCATGGCCAGCGAATGGAAACCGTCCCTCATTGTCAAGGTTGACGCTATGATAGACGAGTTTTCCAATCCGGAGGGTCGCGCAAAGCTCCTTGAAGAATTTGCGGCATCCAACAAAGCCGGGGAGCCTTGGCTGATTCCTGCCGAGCAATTCTCGGTGGAACAGGTACGGCCCCTTACCCTGTCTGATCTTGCGCTGGCGGACTTCGTAAAACTGGATAAAACGACGGTGGCAACCATTCTCGGTGTGCCGCCTTTTGTTTTGGGCGTTGGCGAGTTCAAGCGGGACGAATGGAACAACTTTATTTCTTCCCGTATCATGCCGATTGCGCAGATTTTGGAACAGGAGTTTAGCAAAAAACTGCTTGTATCTCCGGATTACTTTTTCCGCTTTAATGTGCGATCCCTCTACAACTACTCCTTGGAGGAAACCATCAAGGCGGGTGCTGAGATGGTTGACCGCATGGCAATGACCCGGAATGAGTGGCGCAGCTGGGTAGGGCTTCCCCCACATGAGGGCATGGATGAGCTTTTGGCCCTTGAAAACTACATTCCCGCTGACCGCCTCGGCGATCAGAAAAAACTAAACGGAGGAGGTGAGTAAATGGTAGGAGCAAGACAGGCAATCAGCCGCAGCGGCGACTTTAAGACACGCGCTGCCGATGGAAACCTTTACATTGAGGGCTATTTCGCAACCTTTACCGGTGAGTACCGGATGTGGGATAAAGCCATCGAGCGCATTGACCGGGGAGCCTTTGACGGAACCCTCGGCGATGATATCCGGGCGCTGGTCAACCATGATACCACAATCGTGCTTGGAAGAACCACAGCCGGTACACTGACCCTCCGCGTTGATGATTTGGGCCTTTGGGGGTCCATCCTCGTAAACCAAGCCGATCAGGATGCCATGAACGCTTATGAGCGCGTAAAGCGTGGAGATGTTTCTCAGTGTTCTTTCGGCTTTGACATCCTTGATGAGGAAACCGAAATCCGGCCGGATGGCACAACTGTGTGGACAATTCGCAAAGTCAAGCTGTATGAGGTATCGGTCGTTACCTTCCCAGCCTACGAGGACACCATGGTAGAAGCCAGGAAAAAAGACCTTGAAAAAATCAATGAGCGAAAGCTCGACCAATGGAGAGCTGATGCTCTCAAAAAACTAAGAAAGGAGTGCTGATATGGCACTGAAATCCATTATGATTGCCAAAAAGCTGGAACTGAAAAGAGCAGCTTTTGAGGCACTGGTAGCTAAAGACGCAGAATTTGCAACCCGCTCCGCTGAAATCGAAAAGGCAATCGGCGAGGCTACCACCGATGAGGAGCAGCAGGCTGTTGAGGATGCCATGAACCAATTTACCGAGGAACAGGATGCCCACAACGCCGAAAAGGAAAAACTGTCCGCCGAAATTAAGGGCCTTGAGGAGGATTTGGAAAACGCTGAAAAAGATCCCCCCAAAGCTGACCCAGAACCCCAAAAGAAAGACGAAAGGAATGATTTTACTATGAATACCATCAACATTCGCTCCCTCCCCATGAATGTACGCGCCTTTGACGCTCTCCCCAAGGAGCAGCGTGACGCTATCGTAGCCCAGCCCGATGTGCAGAACTTCTTTGCGGAGCTGCGTAATGCTGCCCGCAGTAAGCGTGATATCACCGGTGGCGAGCTGACCATCCCTGTTGTATTCCTCGACCTCATTGCCGAGAATATGTATCGCTACTCCAAACTGATGCGTCGGGTCCGCATCCGCAATGTCAATGGCGAAGCCCGTCAGACCATTGCCGGTACTGTCCCCGAGGCCGTTTGGACTGAAATGTGCGGCGCCATCAATGAGCTGACCTTCAGCTTTAACCAGATCACCCTCGACGGTTTCAAGGTTGCCGGTTATGTTCCTGTTTGTAACTCCCTGCTGGAGGATAACGATGTAAACCTCGCCTCCTGGATCGTCGAGATGCTGTCCGAGGCTATCGGCCTTGCCAAGGATAAGGCCATCCTGTACGGCAAGGGCGCTGGTCAGAAGATGCCTCTCGGTATTGTGACGCGTCTGGCGCAGGAGAGCAAACCCAGCGATTACCCGGCCAATGCTCCTGCTTGGGTTGACCTGCACACCTCCAACATCATCACCATTCCCACCGCTTCCACCGGCGAGGCTTTCTGGGCTGCGCTGGCTGTTGCTGCTGGTAACACCTTCACCCGCTATTCCCGCGGCGAGCGCTTCTGGGCTATGAATAGCAAGACCCTGGCTACTCTGCAGTCCAAGGCAATCCTTGCTACCGCTTTGGGCCGGTATGTCACCTTTGACGGTATGACCATGCCCATCATCGGCGGTGATGTGGAAATCCTAGAATTTATCCCCGATGGCGACATCGTTGGCGGCTATGGCGACCTGTACCTGTGGGCGCAGCGCTCCGGCATGACCATCGAAGCATCCCGCGAGGTTCAGTTCATTCAGGACAACACCGTATTCCGCGGCAAAGAGCGTGCTGACGGTATGCCCGTTATCCCCGGCGCTTTTGTGGCGATCAACATTAACGGCGCTTCCGTAACCACCTCCATGACCTTTGCGGCTGATACCGCCAACAACGCTAAGTTGTCCGCTCTGACCGTTGGAAACCTGTCCCTCAGCCCTGCTTTTGATGGCGATGTGCTGAGCTACACCGCTACCGCTTCCGCTGCGACTGCTGCAGTAAACGCCACTACCGAGGTTGCCGGTGCGCAGGTCGCTATTGCCTACAACAACGCCAATGTGAAGAACGGCGGCACTGTTACCTGGCTGGCCGATGGCGCTGCCCATCCTCTGACCGTTACTGTCAAGAATGGAAACGAGACCGTTGTTTACACAGTCAATGTAACCAAGGCTTCCTAAAAGGGGGTTAAAGCATGACAGACGCTGATATCCTCGTGATCTTGAAGGTTGATTTGCAACTTTCCACAACAGCGCTTGACGATTACCTGTCGGCGTTGATCGCGTCTGCCAAGGAGTATATCGCTACCGAGGGAATCGTACTTTCCACCAGCACCGGCGATGCCATGCTGGTGGAGATGTACGCCGCCTACCTTTACCGGCAGCGCCGAGAAAAGGCGGTAGCGATGCCCCGAATGCTCCGGTGGGCACTTAACAACCGGCTGTTTGAGCAAAAGGTGGGTGATTGATTTGGATGATCTCATTACATTAATCTCCAAAACCTTTGAGCAGAACGATATCGGGGTACAGATTGCCACAGAAACCACAACACAGGTCTGGGCGCGGCTGCAGTCCGCTACACGGGCGGAGTTCTATTCCGCCGGTCAAAACGGCTTGCAGCCGTCCCTTGTGGCGGTTACTCCTATCGCCAACTATGCTGGGCAGAAATTAGCCGAGTGGCGCGGCACACGCTATTCCATTTATCGCACCTATTTTGCAACAGGCAGCGATGAAATAGAGCTGTACCTAGAGGAAAAGGTGGGCAACGATGTCGAAAACGGTTAGACCGGATGAGTTGGCAACGGCAATCCTGTCCGAACTGAAAAACTATGACCAGGCCGTTACGGATGGCGTAAAAAAAGAGGTTCGGCAGGTGGCAAAGGAATGCCGCCAAGACATTGTGACCGGCAGCCCGGTACAGACCGGCGATTATAAGGCCGGTTGGCGTGACAAGGTCGCATATGAGAGCTACAGCGATATCCGTATGCGAATTTTCAACAAAACGGATTACCAGCTCACGCACTTGCTGGAACATGGTCACGCAGGCCCAGGCGGAACCGCAAAAGGCTCTGCCCGCCCATTCCCCCACATCGGCCCAGCGGAGCAAAAGGCAGAGCAGAAACTATTAACCCGTGTAAAGGTGGTGATTAAGAAAGGATGACACTGCAAGAGGTCAATTCCCTGTTAAAACAGACGAGGATGCCCGTAGCTTACGGTTACTTCAATAAGCCGCAAAAGTTACCGTATATCCTCTATCGCGTCTCCTACTCCAATAATTTTGGCGCTGACAATGTGGTGTATCACCCCATCAACCATATACAGGTTGAGCTTTACACAAAAGATAAAGACCTAACAGCAGAGGGCAAAGTCGAACAGGCCTTGTCCTCTCTGTTTTGGCAGAAGTCCGAGAGTTACATTGAAGATCAGCAGTGTAACCAAGTAGTTTATGAAATCGAGGTGTAAAAATGGCTGATAAAGTTAAATTCGGTATCTCGAATGTCCATTACGCTATCCTCGACGGGGAAAATAACACCTATGGCACTCCCGTAGCCATCCCCGGCGCAGTTAGCCTGTCTTTGGAGCCTTCCGGCGATACCACACCGTTTTATGCGGACAACATTCAGTATTTCGTAGCCGTGGCGAACAGCGGCTACACCGGCGATCTTGAAGTCGCCGTATTCCCCGAAGCATTCCTCAAGGATGTTTTCGGGTACACTCTTGACACCACCAGCAAGGTGATGATCGAAAACGCCAATGTTCAACCCAAGTCCTTTGCGCTGCTGTTCCAGGAGGAGGGTGACGCCAATGGCACCAAATTCGTCCTCTACAACTGCACCTGCACCCGTCCCTCTCGTGAGCTGAATACCACTACGGAGAGCGTGGAGCCGCAGACACAGACCGTCAGCATCACCGCTTCCCCGCTGGCCAATGGCAATTCCCTTGCCTATACCACAGCAGAAACCCCCGAAGCAACCGTAAACGGCTGGTATACTGCTGTATTCGTGCCTGCGCAGGCTGGTGGCTGATATGAATAAAATCATCGAAATTGATGGTAAAAGCGTGGGGCTGTGCGCTAATGCGCTGACCCCTCGCATCTATCGGCACAAAATCGGGCGTGATATCGTCCGAGACCTGCAAAAGCTGCAGGCTGCGGCATCTTCGGAGGATGGTAGTTTCTCCGTAAACGACCTTGAAATCTTCGAGGATGTCGCATTTATTATGGCGCGTCAGTATGACGGGAGCATCCCCGACAATGTGGATGAGTGGCTTGAACAATTTGAGATGTTCTCCATCTACAAGGTGCTGCCTGCCATCTTGGAGCTGTGGAGCCTTAACAATAAGACCACCGCAGTACCAAAAAAAAAATAAAACAAACGGTGCGTGAGCCCACTGGGTCTACCTTTATGCTCCGCTGCGCTGAATTGGGTTTGACCGATGAAGCGCTGTCGGATATGACCTGCGGTATGGTCTACGATCTGATGATCGAGAAAGCCAATGACGCAGAGCAGTACGCCATAAAGGGCAGACCCGGCGGCTTGCGTGACTTCTTTGCAGGAGGTGGTAAGATTGGCTGAAAATGTTAAAGGCATTGTTGTTGAAATCGGCGGCGATACTAAAGGATTATCCAAGGCCATTAGTGAGCTGAATGGCGAAATCCGCGGTACGCAGACCGAGCTTAACAAGGTCAATCGCCTGCTGAAACTCGATCCTACCAATATAGACTTGCTCAAGCAGAAAGAGCAGCTCCTTGGGGATCAGATCAAGAAAACCGAAAGCAAGGTAGAAAGCCTCCGTAACGCCAAAAAACAGGCAGATGCCGAAATGGCAAGCGGTACGGAAGTCAACCAAAAACAATACCGGGAGCTGGTAAGAGAGCTTGAAAGCGCCGAGCTGAAGCTAAAAGACCTGCAGGCGGAAGCATCAAGAAGCCATGCGGCGCTGGCTCAAGTTTCTGCTGTAACCGGAGAAATATCCGAAAAGTCCGGGAACATTGCAAAGAAGTTTGCACCTGTTTCTGTTGCCCTTGCCGGTGTTGGCGTAGCTGCTGGGAAAGCATCCATCGAATTTGAAAGCGCTTTTGCTGGCGTAGAGAAAACAGTAGATGGCACTACGGAACAGCTGGCAGCGCTCCGCCAAGGCATTTTGGATATGGCAGAAGAAATTCCTGCGTCCACTACGGAGATTGCGGCGGTTGCGGAAGCCGCCGGACAGTTGGGCATTGCCACAGATGATGTGCTTGACTTTACCCGCGTCATGATTGATTTGGGCGAAGCGACCAACCTTTCCGCCGATGAAGCAGCCTCCGCACTCGCCAAATTTTCCAACATCACTGGAACGACCGCTGATGAATACTCCAAACTCGGCAGTACCATCGTTGACCTTGGTAATAACTTTGCCACAACAGAGCGCGATATTGTCGAGATGGCTACCCGCCTTGCGTCTGCTGGTACAGTTGCCGGGTTATCTGAACAGGATATCCTTGCACTGTCTACCGCAATGTCCTCCGTCGGCATCAACGCCGAGGCGGGCGGTACGGCAATGACCCAAACAATGACCGCAATAAGCAAGGCTGTGTCTGCCGGCGGTGATGATCTTGAAACATTCGCGAAGATCGCTGGTGTATCTGCTTCTGAATTTGCAGATATGTGGGGCAATGAGCCGATAGACGCAATTAGCGCTTTCATCGGCGGGCTTGGGAAGATGAACGAAAATGGAGAGGACACCATCGCCGTATTGGATGAATTGGGGCTCTCCGGGATTCGCCAGTCAAATATGCTTCGTGCGTTGGCCCTCGCGTCCGATGTATTGGACGATGCTGTTACAACCGCAAATACTGCATGGGACGAAAATATTGCCCTCTCCAACGAGGCAAGCAAAAGATACGCAACGACCGAAAGCCAACTGAAAATCCTAAAAAACGGCCTTAATAATCTTGCAATTTCCATTGGCGATATCCTGCTCCCTATCATCAATTCGATAGTAGGCGCGCTGCAGAATGTTATTGACTGGTTTTCCAACCTCGACAGCAGCACAAAAAAGACAATCCTCATCGTGGGTGGCCTTATCGCTGCAATCTCTCCTGTTGCTGGGATCATATCAGGTATAGCCGGAGCGATGAGCAAGCTGACAGGCACGGTAATACCCGCCATTATTGAAGCGGCAACTAAAATGGGGCCGATTATTACAACCGTTGTAGAGGGAATTTCAAGCGGAATTGGGGCGGCAATAGGTTTTATTACAGAAACAGCTGTCCCAGCCGTTATGAGCGCTGTGTCATCTGCGTTCACATTCATAACGGGAACTGTAATCCCTGGAATTGTAACGGGCATAACGACAGCTGTTAATTTTTTGATAGCCAACCCGATAGTTCTGATTATTTCCGCCATTGTAGGACTTGTTGCGCTGATTGCAACAAAGGGCGACGAGATACAGGCCATCCTCCAGCGTGTGGATGATTTCTTGCAGGGCGTATTTACGACGGATTGGTCGGAATCGTTTGGAGTATTGGGGGAAATCTTAAATTTCTTCTTCTCAACAGTAAAATCAATTTGGGATTCCATAAAGGCCGTTTTTGACGGTATTATCGATTTTGTTCGTGGCGTTTTTACTGGAGATTGGGAAAGAGCATGGAAAGGTGTGCAGGAAATCTTTAAGGGAATCTTTACGGCGCTTGTTGACATTGCAAAAGCGCCCCTTAACGGAATCATTGCACTAATCAACATGGTCATTGACGCAATCAACTGGATGATAAACGGTCTGAATAAGATCCACTTTGATGTCCCTGACTGGGTTCCTGTTTTGGGCGGTAAGTCCCTCGGATTTAATATTCCGACCATCGGAAAAATTGATTATCTTGCCAAGGGCGGAGTTTTGTCCTCCGGCAGCGCCATCGTCGGCGAAGCCGGGCCGGAGCTGCTTACCATGGCCGGTGGCCGTGCCCATGTTATGCCGCTGAACGGAAACGACCGTGGCGGCATCACCATCGAAATGAACAACACATTTAACGGCTACGATAACGCAGCCGGTGAAGCTGCCGCAAGGAACTTGGTACAGGCGGTCAACCGTGCGCTTGGGAGGGCTTACTGATGAGAAAATTTAAGCTCAAGAACGGTGTCGGCGCCGAATGGGATTTGATGGACAAAACGGCGTACTTCAATGCGCCGGGTGGATTAGGCTTTGGCAAAACCTACTCCACCATCCAAGCCGGAAGCGCATGGCTGGTATCGGATGAATTCCTTAACCAGTATGCCGTGACAGGCGAAATGATATTCTTCGACTATTCCCGGTATCAGGCGTTTATTTCGTTCGTGACAAAAGGCCCGCTTTACCTGATGTATTCCCCGCTGGACACATGGTTCAAAATCAAGTGCGAAGTGCAGTCTGCGGATAAGTCGGAGCTGAAATCCGGCTATTTGGCGGTACCGATTACATTCCTCTGCTTCGGGACTTGGCATGAAGCTGTTAAGGTAACGCAAAGTCAAGCGCCAGACCAAGGGATTAAAAGGTATAGCTATACTTATCCTTATTATTACGCAGAAACAGCAACAGGAACTGCAAAAATAAGAAACGGGGATTTGGCATCACCGTGCAAGCTGCAAATCTTCGGCCCGGTCGTCAATCCTGCTTGGGCGCTTATCAAGGCCGGTACCCGTGTAGCGGTCGGAAAAGTAACCGCAACAATCCCTGACGGACACAAACTCGTTGTTGATGCTGACCCTGCAACAATGGAGATCGCAGAGTATGCGCTCGACGGGACATACATCCAAAACCTGTACCAGTCCAGCGACTTTTCGACCGGAAGATTTATCTATGCTCCGCCGGGAGAAAGCACTTTGACATTTTCGCACGACGGCACATCGGATATAACCGCATATGTGGAGGTGGAGAAACTTGCATACTCTGTTTAAGTGCGAAGTATTCGCAAGGGATTTCACTTTTCGAAGTTTTGCTCCGATTGAAAGCCCGGAGATACAGTTTGACTACCTGACCGTAGAAAAAACTACTCTCCGGGCTGTAAAGCTGGATGCAAAAAAGGGCGACTTTATAAGCGTTACAGACCAAAACGGGAATGTAGCTTATCAGGGGATCGTTGATGATGTTGAAACCGATAAAACGGGCGTAACGATTTCGGCGCAGCCGCTGATGTCGCTTTTTGACACGGAGGTATATTTCGACCGCACGACCTCTGCAAAGATCGAGCCTTTTATTGCTTCGATCATCCGAGATAACTTTGTCTCTTCGGGAGATGCTTTGCAAAACATATCCGGTATGACGGTGGAAACGACCTCCGAAACGGCCGGGGCGCTCAACCTTAAGGACAACATCCACAGCTTTTACGAAATCATCACGAAATCGCTGACGGCTTACGGCGTGGCGGTCAACATGAGCTTTGACCCACAGAAAAAGACGGTCTCCGTTAAGGTTGGTAAGGTTAGCGAAACGGCGGTAATCGAAACAAATCTACAGGCCATCGTGGATAAAAACATCATCATCGGTGACAGTACAGGCCAGCTGAACAAGGTGACCATCTACAACAAGTCCGATGAGACGCAGCGCATAACCTACTATCTGCACCCAGACGGCAAGGTCGACACAAACAACACGGACAGAATTACACCTGTGTTTTTTGCGGCGCAGTTTTTGGAAACGGATATCAATTTTGAATCTGCTGCATACAAAAAGGCTTACGAAGCGTTAAGTCCGCAAAAGTATGACAACATGATCGAGCTGACTGCCCGCAACGACTGTGGCGTACTTGATACCTCGATGGCCATCGGCACAGAGGTTTTGGTCATTGATGGCGACAGTAGTTACAAATCTATCCTTACCGGCTATGCAAGGTCGCAGGATGTTACAAAAATGACCTTCGGCGTTGTCCGTGCCGACCTTACCAAAATTTTGATCCTTGAAAGGAGGGCAAACGCATGATAACGCTGCTCCAGTATAACGCATCTATCGTAACTCCAACGGATGATGCGTATCTGTACAACCACATTATCAACGACAGCGGCATCTTTACTGGCGTTGAGGTAACTACACAGGGTGGTAACATCATAAATGTTTCCGATGGCCGTGGTATAATCCTCGGCCGAAACTTTGTCGTTGAAGCACAGACGATTAATGCGACGCTTCCGACCAGCGGTTCCGTCCCAGGAAGATTGCTTATCCAAATTGACATGGCAAACACCGAAGCACCGATTGCTTTTGTGACGCAGGCAGCCGATCCGCTTCCGGCACTTGTGCAGGAGGATATCAATGCAAGCGGTACGGTGTATCAGCTACCGATAGCGACTTATACCGCACAACCGACAATGGTTTCCGATTTACAGTATGTGGCGCACACTATCAGCGCTGGAACGGTTGCAAGCTTTAACGGCCGCACCGGTGCAGTTGCGCCGCAAACGGGAGATTACACAGGAAGCCAAATCAAAATCCCCGGCTACAAGCAGGCAACCTCCCGGCAGAATGTAACCACAACAGACACGGTAACGCAGGCCATCGGAAAGATGGAGTACAAGATAAACCGGGCGGTTGTTATTAAGCAGCTTTCGCTTCCTGCGGCATCTTGGCTCGGCTCCGAAAGTCCCTACAGCCAGACGGTAACCGGTCTTGGGACTACTGCCAATAGCAAGGTTGATATCCAGATCGACACCGCCGCCTACAACACCATGGTTGATAGCGGAACCGGCGCTATCTATGTAGCGAACGACAACGGCACTATTACGGCCTATGCCTTGGGCGACAAGCCGACCGCGGATATTACCTTACAGGTAGCGATTTCGGAGGTGGTGAAAGGGTGAGCCTCGTCGGAAGATACACAACCCCAACCCACATTTTTACCGTCCCGTTTGATACCGGCACCATCTCAATGATGGCCGTTATCTACAAGCAGGGCGGCAATGTCTTACTTGTAAAAGACCTTGAGGATTGCACGCTGGGAGATAAAACCGTTTCCTGTACTCTTACAGAGGAGGAAACTTCACTTTTCAAACCAAACCCGCAGGTGCAAATACAGCTGCGGGTTGGTATTGGCAATGCGCGGCTTAACTCCAATATCCTCAATGTATCTGTAGCAGATGTCCTTAAAGATGGCCTTTTGGATGATATCGCGGGCGGTGATACAAAATGATTTTTCAGACTACATTCCAATCCTCTGAAAACCAGTTTCAAACCGCTTTTTCATCTCCGACATCTACTTTTGCAATTACATTCGGCAGCGTGGTTGGCGTAGCGGCGGAAGTCTATAAGGGCGAGTACACTGTTGTTCCAGCAGTTACCGACCAGCTTCTTCTGACAAAAGAAAAGATGATGAAAGACAATATGACCTTTATGGCGGTACCAAAACAAATCGTAGAAAACCCCTCTGGGGGACAAACAGTAACTATAGGAGGCTGAAAATGGCTGACACTAAGTACAATTCCAAAATAATCTTTTACGGCGAAACCCTCATGGATTTGACCGGCGATACAGTTGATGCTGCAAGCCTGCTTAAAGGCAAGACAGCGCACGACAAGACCGGCGCTCCAATTACCGGCACCTGTCCGTATGATGCTGATACTTCTGACGCAACCGCTACTGCTGCGGAAATCCTTAATGGCAAAACCGCCTATGTGGACGGCGCTAAAGTGACCGGCACTATGCCGAACAAGGGCGCTGTAACCCTTTCCATTGTAGATAAATCCCCGGTAGCAATCCCGGCCGGTTATCACGATGGCTCCGGCTCTGCTACCATCGACAGCACCGAAGCCGCAAAAATCATTGCCGGTAACATTAAATCCGGTGTGTCCATCCTCGGCGTAACCGGTGATTATGCCGGCGAACTTACCAAGGGTCAGAAAAAGACCGTTACCCCCGCAAAAGCACAGTTCAGTGTGCTCCCCGATGAGGGCTATGACTTCCTCTCCGAGGTTGTGGTCAATGGAGTACCGATTGCTTATGCCGATAACCCCGCAGGAGGTCAGACCGTAACGATTGGAGCGTGATTTGAATGGCGGTAAACAAGGTGGAGTTCTACGGAAACACCCTTATTGATATTTCCGATACGACCGCCGAGGAAAGCGCTGTTGTGGCCGGAAAAGTCTTTTACAAGGCAGACGGCACAAGGGCAACAGGAACCGCCGATTACCAGCCGAAAATCACGACACAAACCGTTTCCATTAGCTCCACTTGGAGCGGCAGCGGCCCGTATTATCAAACGATACTTACGGGCCAAGCCGCCGGGCTACAGGTGAACCTTAACCCCACCATTGACCAGCTGGCAGCGCTTGCGGATGCTGGTGTTACCTCGATGGTGGCAGCAAACGAAAATGGAACGGTAAAGATATACGCAGCTGGGGCGGCTCCTGCGGCGATGAGCCTACAAATCACAAAGATTATGACTTATTAAGGAGGACATCAAAATGAGCGTAATTTACGGCAACCCAATCATTGCAGGTGGTGGCGGCCTTGAGCTCGTGGCAAATGTCGTTGACGGGGCAACCGTTACCGCTACCCTTGGCAGTAAGACTGTGACAGGCGTTTCTGTTGGTGGTCAGGCTCGGCTTAAAATACCGCAGGAGGGCAAGTGGACTGTTTCTGCAACAAACGGGACGATGGTATCTGCCCCGCAGGAAGTCAGTGTTCCTGCCACAGTTGACCTCGCATTACCTTCACATGTTCTGAACGATACAAGCTGGGCAATAATTAAGCAGATGTCTGACGCTGGCGAGGGTGCAAACTTCTGGGCTGTCGGCGACTGCAAGGAAGTGACCATGAACGGCAAAATCTCTGATGGTCTTACTCTTACGAATTACACCACCTGGGTATTTATCATTGGTTTTAATCATAACGCCGAGCGTGAAGGCAACGGTATAGCATTTCAAGGATTTAAGACAGCCCAAACCAACGGCAAAGATGTGTGCCTTATAGACAGATTCTTCAACAGTTCTGTCCCATCAGGTAGCATAGCTTTAAGGATGAACGATTCCCGAACCACTGTTGGTGGATGGAAGTCCTGTAAAATGAGGACGATAGTAATGCCGCTTATCGAAGCCGCACTGCCAAGTGACCTGCAATCTGTACTAAAATCCACTACGATATACACAGATAATACAGGAAACGGGGCCGCCGGTGTCACTCCAACATCGACCGATGACAAAATATACATTCCGACACATTATGAAGTATTTGGCACTGTATCGTCAAATACCACAAATAAGGAAAGTGCTTATTGTAAGCAATACGATTATTATGCTGCTGGTAACGATAAGCGCAAATATCGCAGTGATTTACTTGCGAATGCAACCTGGTGGCTTCTACGCTCTCCCAATATTCCAAATGGAGAGATGTTTAGAGCGGTTGATTACGCTGGCAATCCTGATGCAGTATATGCGGGTTCCTCTTACGGTGTGGCCCCATGCTTCAAGGTTGGGTGATAAGTATGGAATATATATGCTATAAGCGTTTCAAGCAGACCGCCATTTGCGGCAATGTAAACATCCCATACGGCACGGTGCTGGCAGCAGAGAACGGCATTATAAGCAACAACGGAAAGCCCATTTGCTATACAAAAAGCCAAAACGCCTATGATTATTTTGCCATCAATGATGACGGCAAAGGCATTGAGCGTGGGAAACTGACAGCAGAAATAATCAAACTGCTGAATAACCGAAAAGACGGAAAGTACCAAGACCGATGGGATAGGATTTGGGATGATTTATCCTTGCTGAAATACAAACGCCCCGAACACGATGACTATTGGTTATGGAACTATGATTTTTTCAATGCTTCGATTGAGGAGCTGAACAGAATAAAATCCATGATACTGGAGGTGTGACAATGTATAAAATCAAGTCAGAGGGCAAGGAATACTATTCCGACACCTTGGTATATGTGAAGAAGGCCCCAAATGGATGCTATGTTCCTTGTTTGGCAGAGGAAGCGGAGTATGTTGTCGGGAAAGTACCTGAAGATACCATTTTTGAAAACGCAGAGGTAGAAAATTTCGATGGTGGTTCCATGGCGTCCGATATGCAGGAAGCCTTAAACATTATGGGGGTGAACTAAATGGGCTATTACACAGAAAAAGCCAAAGAAGTAAAAGCAAAGCAGGATGCAGAGCTGGAACAGCTGAAAGCAGCTCTTCAAACTCTTGGCGTAGAAACCGAAGAAAAGGAGGAAACAGCCAATGCGGAATGACATCTTAGAGCAGGCGCAGGAAATCCGGACGAGCATTGACAGTGTGACCGGCACCATGGCAGATGCTGATGCAGCAATGAACCCCATGTTGTTCCTACCATGGGAAACTGATACCAAGTACGCGGTGGGTGACCGCAGACGACACGGTGGAAAGGTATACAAATGCTTGCAGGCTCACACTTCGCAGGCAGACTGGGCGCCTCCTGTTGTTCCTGCTCTGTGGGTAGTCGTCAATGTCAGTTCTCCCGGCACGATTGATGACCCCATCCAGGCATCGAGGGGCATGGAGTACGAGTACGGCAAATACTACCTCGACCCGGAGGACAGTAAAACCTACCTCTGCAAGCGTTTGAATGAGACCGGCACCATCGTGCTGTATTACCTGCCGCACGAGCTTGTAGGCCAGTATTTTGAGGAGGCATAACCCATGGAAATTGCACTGGCCCTCCTCGGCTCCGGCGCATTGGCTACCGTCATTAGCTGGCTGCTGCATCGTATTGACCGCAAGCAGGACAAGCAGGATCAGATTATCTCCGGCATGACCGCCGTGGACAATAAGCTGCAGCAGCATATTGATTCTGACGAACGATACCGGATAGATATGTGCCGCATCCGCATCCTGCACTTTTCGGACGAGCTGCGCCGTGGGGTAAACCACAGCGAGGAATCCTTTAACAATGTGCTGGAGGATATCGACAACTACACCGAGTACTGCGTAGAACATGAAGATGTTTACATCAATTCCAAAGCGGATGCAGCGATCCGCAACATCAAGAGCGTCCACGACCGCTGTATTCGTGGCGAACTCAAATTCCTTTAAGGAGGACATACTATGAACGAATTTGTAACTTGGCAGACCCTTGGTACCTATGCTGGCGCTGTGATGATGGTCACGATCATCACCCAGTTCCTCAAACAGACCCCTCTTAAAAACATCAATACCCAGCTGTTGGCCTATATCATATCTGTGGCTCTCCTCATCGGTGCCGAAGCCTTTAACGGCTCTGCTCTGACGGTACAGGGCGTGGTGCTGTGCCTGCTGAACGCTGTTATTGTCGCTTTGGCTGCTAATGGTACATATGACGCAGCCACCACCGGCATGGTCAAACACACTGATGCGGCTATTTTGGATGCCGAAGGAAAGGGGGAAGCCTAATGGCTTTCCTCTCTCCCGATGATGTACGCTATGATAACGGCGTAAAGGTATGTGAAAAGCTTATTCCTGATAGCGCCGTATGGAACCGAGACTATACCGAGGCCGGTTATACATACCGCAAAGGTACGCAGTACAAGGCAAACCGGGCGTTATCCCCCATTAACGGTGTGACTATTCACAATACTGGCCGGATTAAAGTCCCCAGCGGTACCACAATGGCGGAGCAGTACACCCGCGCGACCTATCCAAACTGCAATATGGGGTCTGTCCGTGTCCACTACTATGTGGACGAGAACGAAGCATGGCAGAACCTTGACGAGGGCGAGGTCGGCTGGCACGCTGCTGACGGAAACTACGGCCCTGGCAACAGCACTACCATCGCCATCGAGATCATCATGGACGGCACTAATGCCGAGTATAACCGGATTGCCGAAGATAACGGCGCAAGGCTTTGCGCTGCTATTCTAAAACGGCACGGTTTGGACGAGAACGCCGTCTATCAGCACCATGACTGGTACGCAAGAAAAGATTGCCCTGTCTATATCAGACCGCACTGGAGCGCGTTTTTGGCGTTGGTGCGGCAGTATCTCAATGACGATACGCAGGTACCGAGCGATTATGATAAGCTGGTCGCCGAGCTGGAAGACATCAAAGAAAAATACAGAAACGAACACGCCAGCGCGCAGGCGCTGCGTGGGAGAATTCTGGCCGCTATTGAGCAGTACGATACGGTTGCAAAATAACTCACTTTGTAACTCACTTTTGTTCCGAAAGTGAGTTTTTCATGCTTTTTTTAGCGGAATGAAAGTCCGAAAAACCGCTTGATTCCTACACTTTACGGCAGCAACATAATTTTGCGTGTGGGTTCAAGTCCCATCTTCCGCACCAA